CTTTGTGAATATAAATCTTATAGTTCTTTAAAATGTTTATAGTTTGTACCACTTCAATTTTTTTAATACCTTCCACTCTTTGATAGCCTTTATCAAATATCTCGTCTATCCTGTCCGGCTCTGCGCTATCCGCTATCATAGCGAGGTCTTTATTAACTCCTAAAGCGTCCATAAGTTTTATCAACTCGCCATTGTTTAAGTGTTGCTTATAAATAATCTCTTTCAAGTAAACCGCATTGTCTTTATAACTGCACTCAATAAGCGCTGTCGGGTGGTTATACCCAAAGTCCAAGCCATATATTACTTGGTCAAAACTCTTTGGCGCGGTGCTATCATCGTATAACTCCCACCTATCAAAAACTAACCCTTCACTTACGCCCCATTTATTTAAAACAAGCATTTCGTACATTTTGGGGTTTGCGTCCTTTAAAGCTAAAATACTTTTAATATACTCTTGGCTTAAAAAGGGGTTGTCTTTGTAGGTGCTTTCTATAAGGCACACATCATCTTGCGTTAAGAGTTTGGACTTTATCCACCCTCTTGCGTCGCTAGGGTTTAAACTTAATATGATTTGGTTTCTTTGCCAGCCACTAGGACATTTAGCACTTAAACGAGTTTTTAAGAATGAGTAATCTTCATAAGTAAAACCCGTTGCCTCTTCCATCCATATCAAGTTAAACTCGGTACTTTTAATCTTTTCTATATCATCAAGGCCAAAGAATAGTATTGTACTCTTGTTTGGGTTACCGTCGCCCAAATCGTAAGTGTAAAACCTCTCGCTTTTGTTAAAGTTCTCATTAGACCACGCGTCAAAGGTTTGTGCTACACTTGCGAACTGTTTTATAACCGAGTGTGTCAAGGTGCTTGCTACTTTCCTGCAAATACCTATTTTAAGTCCTGCGTATTCTAAAGCATAGGCATTAATGCATTGTGCTATGCTCCAAGATTTGCTTGACCTTACACCGCCTACATTTACCACCACTGGACTGTTATTGTGGTAATTCTTTTCAAAGACCGAAGTGCAAGAGATTTTAGTTTCCTGCATAACCTTTTTACTTCTTTAATTCAAATATAAACTTCTGCGGCTCTTTTAACATTACTTCTTGTTTTTCAATATAAAGACCGCACAGTTTGCCTTTTAACTCTGCCGCTTTTACTGCGGCGGCTAAAGCACCTGTTTTCTTTGCCGCAAGTTTAAGTTCCTCAAGTTCTTTAAAGTGTTCTTCTTTGGTATACTCAAACTTTTTTTGTGTGGCCTGTGTGTTTCTTTCCAACTCGGCCTTTACTTCAACATGTTTCAATAATCGTTGGCCTATTGAGTAAGCAGTTTTTTTAGAGTAACCTGCCTTAATTGCGGCTTGAGTGGCATTATAGCCATTTGCCAAATACTCTTGGCAGAATAATTGTTGTTTTCGGGTTAATTTTACGGGTAGACAATTTAAGGCGGACTTAATGTCCGTTTTTATTTCGGTTTGTTTTACAGCAGATTTAAGTAGTTTATTTCCGCCCATTTATTGCCCTTTGTGTTCGGGCAAGGGGGAAGAGTTAGCAAACAAAAAAAGAATATTGCCCCGCCATTTCAGACGGTATAACAATATTCTTGTTAATATTATAACATATTTTTAATTATTTGTCAAGGGGTAATTTTAAAAATCTTTTTCTTTGTTTTTCTGTTCTTTCTTGTTTCTTTATTATTTTTTCTTTGTTTTCTTTCTTTACTCTTTCTTTCTTTTTTTTTCTTTTAAATAATTTCTTAATTATTTCTACTCTTTTTATTTCTTTTCAATTAAGCGTGAATGATTATATATATTATAATAAGCACTTTTTTGACATTTCAGTTATCTTGCGTGTAAATAGTTCAAAAGATATATGTTTTAAAAGTTTGTCTTGGCTTGAAATAAAATAATTTAGAAAAATAGCAGGTTGCTTTTCGTGGTTGTATGGATCTAGCATTTTGCAAGTTTCTATGGGTAGTTTTATGTCTAATAACAATAAATTTCTTTGAATAATACTTGCGTGCCAAGTTCTAAATGATTTTTTGTCCGTCGTAAAATTCGTGTCGTGTTTGCGGTATTTTAAAAGTATCGGCTTTATTATTTTGTGCCTTAAATGCCTTATTCTGCTCCATAATTCAAAATCAGCCGCCGCACCACATAGCGTGTCAAATTTAATATTATTTTTGATAAAGTGTTCTTTGTTCAATAATACAGTTCCGTGTTTTATCGGCTGGAAAAATAAAAGTTCTTCCGTTACCCTTTCCGGTGGCATTTCTTCGCCGTCCTCTCTTTCTCTGCATTTACCAAACATAAATATTCTACCGCTAACAGTTGTAAGTGTGTTGTCTTTCTCAAATTCTTTTAAGCATAATTCTAATCTATTTGGTGCAGAAATATCGTCGTGGTCGTGTATTGCTACATAATCGCCTTTTGAATGCTCAATTAAATAGTTAGATGAGCCACAAAAACCTAAATGTCCGCCCGATAAATATTTTATTCTCTTATCGTTAAAAGTTTCTAAAAAGTCCTTTAATTTAAAATCAAGTCCGCCATCATCTTTAACTAATAACTCAATATCTTTGTAAGTTTGGTTTAATATTGATTTTATAGCTTCTTTTAAATACTCTTTATTGCTTTTATAACAGCTAATTGTTACACTAATCATAATATCCTCACTAAATTATTTTGGGCATACTCTTTAACCTTTACCGCCTCACTTTCGCCACTATGCAAGGTCTTGTAATCTTTGGGGTTATAGTATGTCGGGCTTTTAAAGAAATCAAAGCCATATAAATCTATGCTCTTACATTCCGTACTTAAGGCAAAGTTTATTGCCATAAAGCCTGTGCTTGGCTGGGCTGTACCTTGCTTTAAGATACATCTATCAAATTTAGAAATATCAAAATTGCAGGCATTTTGGCACAAATTAGAGCGTTTAACCGTGTATGTCGCATTAAATATTTTTAACTCTAAATTGCTTAATGTACAAGCCAAGAATAATATGTCAGTTCTTTTACCCAAAGCTTCCGGGTTTCCTTGCGGAAAGCCTTTGTTAAACCTAATTACAATATCGTGGCTTTCTATTTCCGCTCCGTGCTTTTCTTTTAGTATCTTTTCACTATTACCTACAATAGCAACTGTCTTATTTTTGAGCAATTCTTTTAGTGGCGTTAAAGCTTTAAAATTACCATAAGCAAGCATTTTACTTTTTTGATTTGCACCGCCTACAAAGTGCAATAAATATGCGTCGCATTCTCTTATCGGGTTTTCATACTTTCTATCTTTACAGTAGTTATATTTAACATCAATAAATTTTATTCTATCATTAAACTCTAAATTGATAATAGTTTCATCGTGAAATCTTATCTTTTGTATTGTTCTTAATCGTGTCAAACAGCGTTCAGTAAAATTTGCCTTTCTTAACTCTTTCAAGTTCATTAGCATCATACCTGTAAGAGCATATTTTTTAAGCCCTAATTCTTGTGCTTGCGTTTTTCCGTAAGAGTGGCTTTCAGTAGCACAAATAAAGGGGCATTCCGTTTCCCAAAGCGTTTTTAATGGTCTTTGGCATAGGACATCGCAGTCCATATATAAAACCTTGTCAAAGGGCAACTGTGGCAAATAAAACTTATAATAAACTCCGTCTTGCATTCGGTCGGTTGGCCTAAACTTAAAATATTTACTATCCGGCAAGACTGTGTATACCGTTGCACCTTCTATGTCAAATATTGTTTTTGAAAGCACTACAAACTTGACATCTTTGTTATATCGTTTTATACTCGCCATTGATACTTTTAAAAAAGGCAAATATCTTTCATCACATACATAGGCAACTATCATTTAATATCTCCCATTTTTTGTTGTAATTGATACTCAACCCATCTGCCGCCATTGTTTACCATACAGCCGGTAAATAACCCATAATGGCACACATAATCGCTCATATAGCATTTAGCTTGGCATTGTTTTTGAGCTATTAAGTTATGAGTGCATATAATTGCTAATGCTATTAAGCCACCGATAATAACACAAATAATTAAATTACATATAGTTTTTATTAGTTCTATCATTTTCTTGACCTCTTGTTTCTTTTTTGTTTTTCTAATTTTTTCATTTTTCACTCCTTATCTTTTCCCAAAGAGAAATTATCTCTTGTATAAGTATATCTCTATCTTCGTGTTTGCTAGGCAAAAGAGTATGTAATCTCCAAGGCAAAGCATAAGCCAAAAACTCTAAATCTTTCTCATTTGGTATTTTTACTCCTCTCTCTTTAGTGTTAATCTCTTTTTTATTTTCCCACTCGGTAATCGCAAAGTAGATAAGATGTTCTGACACAAACTTATCTCTTTGAAATCTGCAAACACCTTGCTTATAAAAAGGGCAATTATTACATTTTTCTTCTTTTAATACAAATTTTTTGCAATAATCTATTGCCATTTGAGTTATTTGTTTTTCAGTCGGTTTCATTTATTGCCCCCTTCCAAAAGTGCATTAAGTGCGGTTTCGGCTTTGTCAAAATAAGAAGGTTCTATGTTATCTTTTCTTTTTTTGAGTATATGTTCGCACATATTTTTTTGTTTTTCTTTATCACATTGAGTTAAACAGTGCTCGCAACTTTCTAAAAGGTTGTCTTGCATACACATCGCTTTAGCCATACGCTCTATTGCCTCTCGGCGTGTCATAGAACTTTCTTTCGCATTTTCCCAACCATCAACAGAAGGGCAAAATTGTTTTGATAAAATATATATTCTTTCTTCTTTATCTGCCATATTATTTAACCTCTTTTAATTTTTCCCACTCTGCTAAAACGTTGATAACTATCTTAAAAGCAGACGCTTTCTTTTGTTGTAATTCTTTTACAATGTTTTCTAATTTTTCCATTTGTGCGTTACTGATTTTTATCATTTTTAACCTCTACCAAAGGGCAATCTTCTAATTTTTTATTAACATCTGTTATTTCCCTAGAAGTTATTGCGCATTGTTTAAAACCTAGTTGAACAGAAAAAAGTCGGCAAGAAATACATTTTTTAGGTATTCTTTTCATATATTTAGTTTTTATTGCTATCATAGTTTAACTCCTTACATTTTTTTGTTTTCCCCAAATAAATTTTCCAACTGCGTAAGCGCATTATCGTAAGCCAAATATGCTCCTTTATGTATGCAAAAATCAGCATTGTTATCCGCTAATTGCATACGGCGTCTATGATTATCTCTTGCGCCTGCCAACCAAGCATTAAGTTTAAATAGTTTTATAATTTCTTGTTTCTTCATACCTTAACTCCTTAAACAATTCCAAAGTGTACTCTGCTAAAACTTTCATAAAGTGCAAGTCATCCATAAGTTCTAATGTTTGCTTGTGGGTGTACCTGTTATGGTGTAAATCTACATCAAAGTTCTTATCGTTCAAGTCCACTTTAAGCTCATAGTTTTTCAAAATATGCCTAAAGAATATTTGATGCGTGTACCCTTGCGAAATACCATCTATGGTGTAGCCCATAGGTTTAATAAAGTTTTCTAAAATCTCGTATTTATCTCTAACATCTGCCATAGTTTAACCTCACTTAACAAACTGCCTTTTATAAGCGTAATTTTCCCTTTTAAGAAAGGCAAAAAATCTCTGCTTAAATTCTTTGAAGTTTTCATTTTCTTGCGGTATAGTATTTTTATTAATAACACCGGACAAAACTTCATCTTTAAAGAAAAATATCGCTTTGGGGTTTTGTTTAAACAGTTTATGAATGTTAGTTTTGTACTTATCAGGGAAGTCTTTATTAAACTCAAGTTTAACAACCTCATAGCATTTAGTACAGGCGTCATACCTTCCTATCTCGGTCTCTTTTCCATTTTCGCCTATCACATAAAAAGGCTGATTATGAATAATAGATCCGTATTTGTTGTATTTACCGTTGTAACAAATGTGAAAGTCATTCGGGTAATCGGCAGGGTTAAACGGTGCGACTTGCTTTTCTTTACTTGACATAGTTTTTCCTCTTTAGTTCTTCATATAGGCCGCAAAAGTCATTTAGTACGCCCCATAAATACCACTCGCCTGTTTGTTTGCTCTCATAAAGTTTAATCATAGTTTTGGCAAGTTCTATATTGCCACCACAGGCATTAACTAAATCTTCAGCGGTTTTTGCCCATTGTTTAATATAGCGTGCTTTTAAAACAGGGTTTTCAGATATGCCCTTTTTTTCATAGTGCGCAAGCATAAACTCAAGCAAAGGGCTTACAGAAGCATTTACAGGGTTTGCTTTGTCCTTTCTTTCCCAAGTTCTAATACAAGCTCGCCAATCTTTCATAGGTGTACTCCCTACTTTCCACCCCTTGCTCTCATAGAAATCAAAGAAACTTTGAGCATCTATGCCATTATTGCGTTCAGTACAGTATGCTTTAATTTCATCTAAACTAGGTTTAACAAAATGCGTTCTATGTGTTGTTGTTTGGGTTTCTTTAGGTTTAGTTTCATCTTGTTTCCTTTTACCAGCACCAATTCTTCTACCACCATAATTACTACTAAAACTCTTACATACTATACTCTTTCTTAATATTTCTATAACTGCTTTACTAATACTAGATACAGAATTATATACAGAAACAGAAGTATATGCGTTATCAAATTGATTTTCAATTTGATTATCAGTTTGATTTTCATTTTGATTATCAATTTGATTATCAGTTTGATTAAAATTTTCTTTTTCAAATTGATAAAAAGCATTATTTACTACATCTAATAAAACAATAGCTCTTTCTTTCTTTGGTAATTGATTAATCAATTTTAATTGCTCTTTATAAATTCTGCAGCAGACATTATTATCACTCATAAAATACCTCTATCTATATAATATTGAATAATCTTAATTGCCTCATAGCGTTGTTTATCACTTAATTTATTAGTAGTAGCAAAACTTGCCAAATTAAGTATAAACTCAAAATTAGGCAAATCTTGGTCTATAATTCTAGTAAGATATTGTAATGCTAATTTGTAATTTATAGCCCCATTTTTATCTAATTTTGGCCTAAAAGAATAGGTTAAATTTTCCACCCATTCCCCTGTTTTTGTTTCTTTTTTTACTGTTATTTTTGCCATTTTTTTACCTCTTTCTTGGTTAATATGTACTACCAATTTTAATGTCTAAATACCCTTTATTTTCCCTTTCAGCATTTACAAAGGCCTCTACTTCTGCCCAAGTATGCCAAAGCAAATATTCGTGTCCTCGCCCGGTAATCTGCCGCTCAAACTCCTTTTGGGTTTCACTTTGGCGGCCTGTTCCGTTCGGGTTTTTAAGCTCTACAAATACAACTCTATTTTGTAAAACTATTATTAAATCACTAACTCCGGCTAGCAGACCTTCTTGTTTAAGCAAAGCCCCTTGCCTTAAGGTTAATTTAATATTGCCACCATTAGCCACAGCAAAAACATAAAAGCCCTGGTTACGCAAAAACCTTACCACGCCTATTTGAAAATTACTCTCTGTATGTTGCATAATCACTCCTTTTTGGGCTAGGGAGTGCAGGGGTATGTGGCCGCACTCCCTTTATATATCTTTAGAATGGCACGATTTCTTTTTCTACTTCCTGTTTAGGTGCTCCCATATTAGGATCAATAATTGTAGTTTTATGCCCTAATACTGTTAAAATCAAACTCGCCAAAGTGGGCAAATCATTTACAAGAAAACTTGTTGTATGCTCCCATTTCCCATCTTTAGTTTTGTACGACTTTTGAAAGGAAAAAGAGCGATATGTTTTCCCGTCTGCACTTTCCTTTTCCCACTCGGCAATTTCTATGCCGCCTAATTTTAATACTTTTGCTGGTCTATTTTCTGCCATAATTACGCTCCTATTTTTCTTATTTCTACTTTTTCAGCATCTAATATTTTTTTAGCCAATTCTTTTATTAAATCTTCACTAGAAGTTTCTTCTTTGTTTTCGGCCTTTAGTGCCTCTTTGCGTGCTTTGGCCTCTTCCCTTTGTGCTTTGTCGTACTCTTGCCCCAAATTGCGTGCTTTACGGCCTAATACGCAAGTTTGATGTTGTAAAAATTTAATTGTGGCACGGGTTTCGTGTAATTCTTTTAATATTTCTTCACTTTTCATTTTTATGCTCCTATTTCAAATGTATTTGGCTCGGGTATGCTTATGCCTTGCTCTCCACACCAAATCAAAACATTGTTTATAAACTCGCTCATTTCTTCTTTAGTTGCCCCACTTTTGCTTTTAGCTCGTTTAATAATATGTCCGGCAATACTTACCTCATCAAAGTAAAACAAATCATTAAAGAAGTCATTTAATTGCGCTAAACTATAAATATTACCGTCCTCTTTAAACTTCCTTTGCACCCTAGGCAATATCACACCGTGATAATACCCAAGTTGCTCTAAAGATTTACTGCTCTTGCTTTTAACATCACAAACTACAAACCTGCCTTTGGCTAAAGCCCCCATAATTTCTTTAACCATAGGAATTAGTTCGTTTTCGTTTGAAATGTCAAATCTTTTAGACATTATGCCACCTTTATCCTTATGCTTGACTTGACATCGCTTTCTTTTTGATAGGCCTTATACAAGTCCGCGTGTTCGGCCTTAAATTTAGCACTATCAAAAGATTTACGCTTTGTAGGGGGTATATAGGTAATTGTTATGTCCCCTAGTTTAAGGTCTAAAATATTGCGGCTTTCCATTTCTTTTTTAATGGCTTCCCTTAATGGCTCAATGCTTTTCTCAAATGTTGCAATTTGGTCTAAAGCATAAATAAAATACTCAATATCACCTTTTGGCACACTTTGCAATTCAGTAGTTATTGCCGGAGTTGCCTTTGTGCCTTCCTTAAACATTTTCATAGTTGCCTCTACAAAGTCATCGCCTAAATAGTCTAAAGGTATAACCTCGCACCCTTCTTCAGTAAGGTGCAAAACCTTTAAACCTAATACGCTTTTACCTTCTTGCTTTAACATATAGGTATAAAAGGAAAGTTGCATTTGCCATTTTTCAAGTTGCTTACGTGTAGCGGTTTTGGAAGTTTTAAGGTCGCAAATATAACCGTCTGCAAATAGGTCAATAGTACCGCAAACCTCGCCATAAGGTGTTTTGGCATAGCCTATAAACTCGCTTTTAGTATATTTGAAATTTTGAGATTTAAACCATCTCACAAAGTGCATAGTTTCAATGTGTTTAAACTCTTCCGGTTTAATCTTTCCGTCTTGCCACCCTTTACCCTCTGCGTGTATTTCAGATCCTTTTTCTGCGGCTCTTTCTACAAACTCAATGGGGGCGTTTTCTAAACCTGTGCCATATACTTTAGATGTAATTTCGGTTACACTCGGTATAATAAAACTGTTCTCATCATAATAAAGGTGGTTTTTTTCATCAAAAGTTATTTTAGGCATTTTCTTTTACCTCACTTTTGATAAGTACCGCCAACCGTTCATTATAGGCTTTAATAATTTGTTGTTTTAATTCGGGGTGTTGTTCTAAAATTGCTCTGCTGATTTTTCCTAACTCTTCTTTATCAACCGCGCTATCCATTTCGGTTTTAATATCTACAGGCTCATTATCGTGTGCAATTTTATAATTCAATTCTTCAGCGGTGCATATTGCTTCATCAACCCCTATACCGAAGTTGCCTAAAGCTCGGCCCCAAGCCGAAGTTTCTGCATTTTCTACAAAAGCAAATTTATTTATCGGGGTTTTGCCTACTACTTCACGGGCTAAACCTGTAGCAATAATTCTATCTTTATCATCTTTAATTATTGCTTTAATTGTGCATACTGTATCGGAAATTTCTACAATTTCACTAATAAGAGAATAGCCTTTAAAAGTGTTTCTAAATGCTTTTATTCTCTCGTTAACTTGTACATAAGGTTTACCTTTTATTGATATCGTTTTCATTGTTCATACCTCTATAAGTGTTTAAAAGTTTTTGAATTGCTTTTTCTCTTTCTTCTAATAATATTTGTAATAACTCGTTCATTTTGACACCCCCACAAATTGCGCGTGGCGGTTTATTTCCTGCGCAATATCGTTTGAATTTCGGGCGGTTATATACATACTGCCTAATCTTTGATTTTCAAAGGAAACAAGCCAATTATTATCTTGTTCCGTTATTCTGCTTACTCTTTGGTTGCTTTGGGTTATACCCTTAAACAACTCATTTAATTTTGCTTTCATACATACCTCTTTTTTATAAGGGGCAAGGTGTGTGCGCTTGCCCCTATCTTCTTTAGCATTGTAAGGCTTGGCACGCTCACAAAGTCGCCCAAGCGGTGTACTTCTTAAATCTTTGCCCTGATACCTACATTCAGGGCATACCGTTTAATGTCTACGGTAAATTGTCAAACATCAAATCTTGCGGACTTTCGGAGGAGGTGCGTCCGCTACACCTGCCCAGTTGCGCTCGGAAGGGGCGTCCTATGAAAACGTGCAATGAGGGTTTTTTTGATTTAGGGGCTTGCACGTCGCGCGTGTGGTTTCTATGCTGTCAATGACATCAAAAAAATAAACGCCGTTATGAGTATAACTGCCAAACCTAATGCCTCAAACGGTGTTTTTAAAATTTCCCTAATATCAAAAAACTCTTTCAAGTCCTTTAAACTCATATTATTTCCTCCTTTTTTACACCCATATAATCAGCAACTGCTTGTCTAGTAAAACGCCACCTGCGTGCGCCTTCCGGCCTTAAAGCCCTTATATTACCTGACAGCGCAAGTTCTCTTACTCTTGCAGGCTTTACACCTATCATTTGCGCTACTTCTTCAGTTGTTAAAAATGTGCTAAACATTGTTAAACTCCATTACCGCTTATAATTTTGTATAATAAAAGGTAAGTGTTTAAATGGGCTGACACCCTACACTTACCTTAATACTCATAAGAATATTGTTATTGCTCTTCCGCGGTCGCCCGCAGATTTTAAATTGTTCTTTTCTTATGAGCCACCTAAAAATGTCAGTTTTTAGGTTTTAGCGTTCGGCTTTTTTGCCGCCGCATTTACCTTACTTTGTAAGGTCTATAAATAAATTATAAGTAATTTTTTTGCATTTGTCAAGTGTTTGTTTACAAATTATTTTTTACGACGACAAAAGCAATAAAGTGAGGTAATAAAAAAATGAAAGATAAGAAAAATCCATTAAACAAAAAGATAAAACTTGCCATGCTTGATAGCGGATTAAATCAAACACAACTTGCAAAAGAAATAGGCATCAGCAGACAGTCATTAAGCGAATGGCTTTCGTCATGCGAAAACCCCAAATTAGAAAACATAAAAAAAATTGCGAAGGCAACAAACAAACCTGTCAATTATTTTTTTGAAAATTCGGGCAATAATATCGTCAATAATAAAGATACGAATATGTTTGCTAACGACGGACTTGGCACAGGAAATGTTGCAAACAAGATGCCTGACAATGTCCGCCTAACTTTGCTTGAAAAAGACTTGGAAATTCTTAAACAAAAAGTTGAAATATTAGAACTCAAAATCAAAAAATGAGAGGTAAAAAATGAAAGGAATATTTTTTATAATTTTTTGCGTTATTTGTTTCATATTTTTCTTTTTCTTATTAGGTATTATGACTACGCCGGAACAAAAGAAAGAAGAAAAACAAACTTCAAAAATAACTAATGTTTATCTTAATGAGCCGTTAGAAATTGGTGGACTTACTATTACTGCTACATCTGCAAAAGAAACAAAAAAGATACACGGCTTTAAAGCAAAAAATACTTATGTGCAAACTTTTGTAAAAATAAAAAACAACTTAAGTGTAAATAATTATGTGCCTGATATGTCCTTATTTAAAAGCGGCGATAATAATTGGATATGCTTATATGACGGTCGCTTTGCTACTGACGAGCATACTGATTTTATTTTAACAGGTTTTGTTATAAAACCTAACCAAGAATTAAACGGTTTTATTCCTTTTACCTGTGATGATTATATTAAAAATTCCAAAGTAAAAGAAAGAAATAGTAAACCTTCTGACTTTGAAATTTTTGTAAATAACAAAAGAACAAAAGAATATGGACATATTTATTTAAGGCAAAATGAAAATAATAACTGATAAGCGCACAGGTATGAAATATGCAGATTATACCGTCGGCGGAAAACGCCGCCGAGTTTCTTTGCATACTAAAAATAATGAAGTAGCAATTATCAAGGCCGCCAAGATAGCAGACGATAAAGAGACATTAAAAACAGGTAAAGTACCACTTGAGGCTTTTTTAATAAAATATAGAGAGTTTTTAGAGGCAACACGTAAACCTAACACCACTAAATATTTTGAGTTGGGTTTAAAGAATTTACAAGCATTTAAACATATAAAATATTTAGACGAAATAACGCCAAGTTTACTTGATAGTTTTGCGGTAAATTTAAAAGCGCACGGTGCTTTGCCCGCCGGACTTAATAGAAAAGTACGAGCCATAAAGACCGCTTTAAGACAAGCCGAGTTTTGGGAGTTAATACCACCTCAAAATTGGCGCAAGGTTTCCAAATTTAAAGAGAAAAAAGGTCGGGTTGAGTTCCACACTCCGGCAGAAATTAAACGCATTTTAAGCATATTTAATGCTAATTGGCAATTAGTAGTATTACTTGGCGCAAGGGCAGGTTTAAGACGTGGCGAAATAGCAAATCTTAAATGGTCTGATGTAGATTTTAAAAATAATCAATTATATATCGCGCCAAATAAAACGGAAAAGCACCGCTATATACCACTAGCGCAAGACTTGAAAAAAGCCCTAGAAAAGGCAAACAAGCGCAAAACAGGGGCGTTTGTAGTTGAGGTGGGAGAAAATAGGCAGTCGCCTTATTTCTTAAGTGTGTTTTATAAAAAGTATACCGCCCAAAAATTGCCATTTAAGTGTTTTTTACATAAACTGCGCCACACTTTTGCAAGCCACCTCGTACAAGCAGGCATTGACTTGTATAGAGTTAGCAAATTATTAGGCCATAGCAGTATAAAAATGACCGAGATATATGCGCACCTCGCGCCTACGGATCTAAAATCGGCAGTCAAAAAACTGCCTAAAATTTAATAGGGCGGCAAAATTGGCGGCATACAGTCGTTAAATTTTTCCTGTACTGGGCAATTTTAGACGAAGGGCGGTTTTAAGAATAAGACCGCTCTTTTTTATATGTTTTATCGTCGGTAATTTAATATATTTTAATACAATTTAATGGGGTATAATAACAGGTAGCCACGGCAGCATTTTGGCAGCATTTTGACAGCATTTTGACAGCATAAAAAAAGCGCACCCTTACCCGTACAGGTGCGCTTGCCTAAACTTCCGGCGGCTTATATTTTGTTGCAAATATCATAAAAACTCTTTATTGCTCTCTTATTTTGCAAGTTAAGCAATAATAAGTTTTCATCTTGCAAATCAAAGTTTACCCGGCAAACAGGTGCATTACTTCTTGGCGCGTGAGCGCAACCAATTATCAATGTCATCAGCAGACATATAATTGTTATTACTAATAATTGCGTCAGTATTATTGCTTTGCTCTCGTTCTTCATTACTCTTTTTTAACTCTGCCGCTTTTTTACCGGCTAAATAACCCCCAAAATATGCAAGTACAACTGCTATTAAGGGGGTTACAATTTGTAGCCAACTCATTTTGTCTTTTTACCGATAAAAGAGCCGTCGGGGTTGCATAATGAGAGAAAAGACAATACTTTAATAATTTTAGCCAAAAAAGCATCGTCTTTTTGTGTAGGCGTTACTTTTACGATTAAGGTCATAAGCGTTATTGCCGCGCCTAAAATCTCAAGGTAAACGCCATAATTTGTGTGAATATAATTTATTAAGTTTTCCATTGTTTTACTCCTTTGTTTTACGACTTATTTTTTTCTTCTACCGCGTCCACAAGCCATAAGTTTGCTCCTTTTAATAATCTTCATCATCTTTGACGAAGTTGTTGCAAATGACTTTAGTATCTCTTGCATAAAGACACTTGCCACGTAATGCGCAATTTGCGCAAATATTGTCCGTCCTTAAATCATAAAATCGGCTCATATTTTCCGGCTTTTGGACTGTATAATTTTTGGCGTTTAAAGCCCATTGATATATGTATTAAATGCCCATTGCCACGCTTTTCAAGTATTATTTGACCATAAGCAATACCACTAATCGTAATCTTGGTAAACGCTTCAAATGCAGACATTTTCATAGGTATAATATCAATAGCTTCAGCGAATAAGTGTTGGCTCATAGCAGAGCCACCTATTCGGTTATTTAACTTTAAACACCTAAAAGCACTTGTTACTGTCAAAGGACAACCCAAAACCGCCCTTACACTCTCGGCAAATTCAGCAAGTTTAATAAGTTTGTCCTTAACCTTTAAACCTTCTTCAAGGTTTAATTGTTTTAAGTCTTTTTCGTCAGTAACTACTAACTCACTTAACTTAAAGTGTGGCGATAACTTTTCATCTTTCATTTTTGCATCTCCCTTGCACGCTCTTGTGCGTGATAGATTTCAACTGCGGTTTCAAGTGCAACAATTCTACGGTCAAAATTATTATGCTTTTCAACCTTTGCAGTTAATGATTTCATATCGTCTTTGTACTCTTGACGAAAGTCTTTCATTTCGGCAGTAAACGATTTCATCTTGCCATAAACAACACCGCAAGAAAAAATAAAGATAATTATTTTAGCAAGAAGTTCTAAACTCATAATTACTCCACAGGTATCTCAAAGACAGGTGCTATGGCAAAAGTTCCTGTAACATTTGTGCTTCCTACAGCGGAATTACTTATATAAAAAGCACCTCTATTTGATGTACCTGACAGTTTACCTCTAAAAGTTGACGACCAAATACCACTTGTACAAATCGTTGCTAAAGAATTTGCGCTATAATCAGAAACAGTAGGGTCTGCTGTGTCTAAAGCAGTCTTATTAGTATTTATCTCATTAAGTTCATAAATATTAGGTAATTGAGATGAATAAGTAACGCCATTAACTGTTACAGTTGAGGCATTACTTGCTGTTGTAAAAGCAGGTATGGTTGCTGATGATACATTATTTAGCATAAGATTAGTGTTATATGTCGCACTTTCTTTTGCTTCTAAAGCAAGAGCATTATTTGTATATTGTGGTAAAAAATCTCCAGGGTTTGTAGAAGTTGCCCATTTTGTTGATAATACTCTATAAGAGGCATCTAATACAAATACCGCATATTTTTGGTCTGTATTATTATCAGGGTCAGTTGAGTTAAAATAGCATACAAAACTTGCTATGCCACCTAACCTGTCGCCAACAGAATAAACTCCGTTAGGGTCTACTTCAGTTACCATATTTTTACTAATTGTCGTATCAGCGGTTATAAGTTGGCTACCGTTGATAGTCTTATATCCATTTGCTTTAATCGTGTAGTTTAATATTTTGCCATTTGTTACTTTTACTATTTTAGAACTCATAAATTACTCCTATGAAATTGTTATCGTTCTTACTAGACCGTCAGCCATAGTGAAAGGGACAGTATAAGTTCCTGTCGTTACTGTTCCTGCGTTATCGCAAGACCACTCCACTATATCGCCCATATAAACATAAGGTGTAAGATTACTTTGTGCGACATTATTCACTTTGCAAGTTACTGTTGCGCCTTCAGGGTATGTGAAATTGATTTGTTGATAATGTAACTCATAATCTTTTGTCATACCCCAAGAATTGCGATAATAGACATTATTACCGTTTTTAAGCAACAACCCAACACCTGTGTTTGCTTTAAAGGCATTAGGCCAATTACTTGTATATTCTATGCCTCCACTTTGTAAAATAGCAGTTAAACTAGGTGGAACAGTTAAGTTAAATATGTGATAAGTGCCTACTTGAGTAACGCCATTATTCTCTGTTGTAACACTTGTAGAAGTTTCAATATTTGCGGTTTGGTCTGATGTAATGCTTACTGTTTGAATAGTGGTATTGTCTATAATCTCAATATCCGCATTTTCGTCAGTTGTTATTGTAATCGTTTTATTATCTTGAATTGGTTTATCGCACTCAATACTATTAGCATTTACTTTTGTTACTGTTGCGGTTTGTGTAAAATTGCCTGTTATAGCAGTATCACTAGGATAAGCACTCCAAGCAAGGTTAGATGTTGCCATACCGTCATTAAGTTTTACTGTATCGCCTACTTGTGCGCCGCTAAAAGTAGAAAATGCTCTAAACCCTGATTGCGCATTATTGATTAAAAGTGTACGAAATACACTCATATCTTCCCCCCTTAATTTAACTCGCCTCTTACTGCGATACCGTTTTGTATGCTAATAACATAACTCTTGCCTGCGGTAAATGTAAAATCGCCTATTGTAGGAGTGTTATTCGGCAAGGTTACTGTTATGCCTGTATCGGCGGTAAAGTAAATATTTGCCTCAACAAAACTAGATGTGATAGCAGTAATTGTCAAAGAAGTTAAAGCATTTGTAAATGTGTAATCTTTACCACCTTCAACATTTGCAATAGTTGCGCTTGTGTTTGTAGTATCTGCAACTTCAAGTCTTAATCTTTCATTTGGTATCTTACCTGTGTTACCGTCAAGCATAGGGTATGTGTAAACTTGAAATAAGTCAGCGGTGTTGTTTGTCCCTGGACCTATTTGGATACTGTTATTACCACTTGCTGTACCATTTAAAGCAATAGCCTTATAAGAATTACTAGAAATAGTACCGTTAATAGAAATGGTTTGATAACCCCAAGCAAGACCATTGATTGATGTTGAATTTTGCCCAAAAGCCCTTCCATTTATCGCTACCCCGTAATTATCATTAACTTCGCTATATGTTCCTATAACAACACAATTTGAATTGTTGGTTGTTTTTCCTAATATGCACAAGGAAGAAGTACCTGTCGCTGTATTTTGTAAACATTTAGCAAGTTCAGCAGGAATATTTTTACCTGCCCAAGCACTCCAAGCATTATCTTCAAAAACTCTAGTTGCAAAGACAAAACTTTCATTAAAGTTAATTAAAATGTTTTGTACAATAGAAAGAGTTTGACCGCTTGCTTCTTCAGTTATTACTTCTAACAAAGCATTCATTTTTAAATCTGCTCCGCCCATATCATAACTGTAATCAACATTATAAAGTCCTTGTTCTTTTACTGCGTCAACATTTGGAATAATTACTAATAATGTTTGGTCTAATGTTGCACTAGGTGCGTGGTATGCTTTGATATTTTGTTCGCCACCACCACCGCCACCACCGTTTACATCCATAACTTTGACGACTTTTTGCAAACCGTCGCTTGTTTGTATCACGGAAGTAGCGTCTATTGCGCCACCGTCTTGTACGACTGTGCCGCTTTGGGCAAGAGTAGCAACTACTTTTTGCCCGTCAACTATAATATTTGTATCATTTGGGTTTGGCATATTTTACACCTCGTATTTTGATTTTTGATTAAATAATTTTTGCAAATAAATTTTTAAATTAGGCCACGCGGTATCAGAGCAAGAGACAAATTTCTGTCCGGCCTCAATATTCGTACCACTAAAAGCAAATATTTTAACATCTTTCATTGACGTGCCACCTTTCAAATATAGGTTTCCATATAAAGACCTTTTATGTAAGGCCAAAATATCGTTGACACCTTTTATATCAAACATATTTAAAAATTTGCTCTTATTAAAAATAAATGGCGTGTGTAACTCATAGCATAAAGGCTCATTTACCCCTAAATCTTGCAACAGTTTAGCGGTTTCAAGCATACCTTTTGAATAACCATTATTGCCATATTTTTGCACATAATGCTCGTATACATTAAAAGCATTGCCACGATATAAATTAAGTTCTTCTTTGGGGTTAATAATTGGCTTTAATATAAAAAAGTCATCATTCATTAAAATAAAGTCATCACTAACTGCCGAGTTATTACATATTAGTTTTATAATTTCAGTTGTATTTTTGTACTTCGTTTTTGTTTGGTCAAATGGTATATAACAAACATTATTTAAATCTATACCCTCGGGCTTATCGCCAACAATATAAACATTATTATGCGGTAAATTTACTAAAGACCGCAAACTATAAATTATTTCGTCATCGCCTTTAATATAAGGGTATATTACATCCATTTATTTACTTTCCTCAATTTGTTTTCTTAACTCGGCAATCTGCGCTTCCACTTCAGCTATTTTATTAAGTGCATATTCATCACCTTGTATAGCAGCTCTGATATTTCTTGCAGTGATAGTGTTTTCAAGAGCTTCAATTTGTTCTAGTATAGTAGGAGCATTTAAAATATCAAACTGCTCTTTTGTTATTTCAGGTAAATCAAGATTTAAATCACTTGCTATGCCTTTATTATTTTTTTGATAGTATTTCATATTAACTCCTATATATATCCTTTTAAAATTAAAGAAGTATCAGAAGCTACACCACCTGTAGTTTCTGGAAAAGATATTGTTACTTTGTTTTTTATTGGTAATAATACTGTACTATATGTAATAAAACTATTATTAGTTGCAACGACTTTAGAAGCAGATGACATAACATCAGTTTGTAGTGCCATCTTGCTTCCTCCATTAGTTGTTAAATGTAAATATACTTCAAACATTCCTAATCTTATAACATTATCATTAGGTAAATCTGATAATGTATATTCACCTGCAATAGCGGAGCCACCTGTTGCAATAGTAATATTTAAAGGAGTAAATTCTCTAGCAAATACTACTTTTTTCCCATTAGAAGATATATTATTTAAATCAATATCTGCTTTGCCATTAAATAATTCACTATTAAGTCCTGCGGTTTGCTGTGTCGCTGTTTCTGTAAAGTTTCCTACATAGAAGTAGAGATACATATCATCTTCTTCCAAAGTCGCTTCTATGCCTGATTTGGTTATGTCGGTTGTTACCCCTATTGATAAGTTTGAAGTTGCGTTGTTTCCAGTCCAAGAAGTACCTGTATTGGTGTTATATGCATTATTTGATACTGTTGTATGGAAAGGGTTTGCTGCTTCTTTTACTAATCCGAAGTTGTTTGTACCGTCGGTTAAACCTAAGGTTAAACCTGTTCCTGCGACTGGTGCTTTTGCTTGATATTTGTTATGTTTCCACCTCGGCAATTTAAAGCGGGTATTTGTGGTATCTAAAATAAAATATCTTGCATTACCTGTGGAATTATAAATATTCTGCACCGTTGTTTCTTGGTCTGCTAAAACTACTTTATGTCCGTCAGTCGCTTGATAATAAGTAATAGTATAACTTCCTATTGTTTCAGTTTGTGAAGTTATGCCCGAAATATCAGCAACTAAATGATTATAGCCTTCCGTGTAAACGCTACCACTTTGCCAAGAAAAAGTATCGGCTAAAAGATAAGAGGCGTCATTTATTGTATGGTCAGACCATATATGCGTAAATAATGGCAAAGCCGCCGCCATATTTGAGGCAATAGTTAAAGTTCCGTCATTACCTACGAACGTGCTTTGATTATCGGGCTTTATAAGACCTACTTGGCTAACTGTTGCTATGCTTGGTAATTCACTTTTTAAAGCAAAATCGGTGTCAATTTCACTCTTGGTATAATACGGACCTTCTTGGCCTATATATTGCCACTCGGTTGCACCGGAAGTTTCCACTAATCTATAATAAGTGGCGGCATTACTATGTGTGCTATCTTGCAAGACTTTTATAATATCGTTTAAAGGCACGGTGCTTTTATCATAGGCTTGTAATTGCGCATAAGTACCCACCACGTCAAAAACGTCACTTGCGGCGGTTATTGCGTCAATTTGGCTCTGCAAAGCATTAGCGGCGGTATCAACGATATTATTAACCGCTTGCTTTACTTGCGTTAAATCGCCTGCATTAGGCGTTAGTCCACCGTCCGTTATTAAATTGTCTAATTCGGTGGATACTTGGTTGCATTCTTCTGCCGCATAAGTATAAACACTTTGCGGTTTGAAAATTCGGTTTTGTTTTTGTTCTATATGCATTATATTACTCCTTTACGCCCAAAGGCACTTGGAAATCGTAAATAAATTCGTCATAAGTATACTGCGGTTTGTTGTTTTCATTGCTTACATTTCTCAAAGTATAAGTAATTTGCTTCTTCGCAAAATTATAATTCAAGCCCGTAATTTTGCAAGCGCGGAAGTATGTATTTTGATTTAAAAACTTTGTTACATCACTTGCGGTTTCGGGGTTTGTTAAATTATAATTGCGTTTGACATTTACGACGTCGCCAAGTTCTAAAGATAAATTTAACTTGCCTGTTAGTTGTATAATATCAGCCAAATTGCTATAAATCGCTAATAATTGTGGTCCTATTGCTTGTGCTAATTCGGGGTTATCATAATTTACAATATCGGGTTTGTCTATTTCTTTATTGATAACTCCGTATCGGTCAACAGGTGTTGGTCTTGTTCCTTCATTTGCGTAAAATTCTAAAGGTATTTGAGCGAAAGATAAGGTTAATTTTGTAAAGAAATCGTTAAACTTTTTCTGCACGTTATCTATTTTTACAATTTCGTTACTGTCTAAATCATAAATAGGAGTGGTGCTTTGTGAGCGTGGCCTAAAAAAGAACGTTCCCTGTCTATCAATGCCGAACTCATAACCGCTAATCAAAGCAAAGTCTTGTAAGGCATCTAAAACGGTTTTGCCGGAAAGGTTAACAAATTCAAGCAACAAGGACGACGCTAAAATATAAATATAAATTTCATCTTCTTTAACCTCATAACCTGTAATAGTTCCATTTTGTGCAAATTCATTAAAACGTGTAGAAAAAGGAAAGGTTATCAATAATTGAAAATAATTACCTTCTTGTCCTATATTCCCGCCCAAACTAAATTGTTGCCACGCATTAAAAACATTATAAACAGTTCCAACTCTATAATAAGTTTCATAAGGCATATCACTTACGACACTTGCCTTATAAGTTTTTAAAACGGAATTATCATAATTGGAGGCATTTGTAATTAAGAAAACGTCATTATTATTGATTACAGAGAATTGCTTTGTTAAAATATCTTCGTTTAACGCATTTCTAAAAATAAACGTACCGAAATCGCTTTCGTTATAATATATAATGTAAGATAAATTTACATTATAATTATATGTAAAAGTTTGAGTAACTACACCCTGTGCGTCTGTTATTGAGAAAGTATAGTTATTATTATTTCTTTCTATTATTAAATAACCATTGTTTATATAAGTGTAATTTATTGTGTATATATTGTTATAATTTTGATAAACAAGGATATAACCTTGTCCGCCAACCGCGGTAAACACAAACCCAGTTTTACCAGCCTCTTCTGTCGTTTCATCTAAATGAACTTCTTGGGACTGCTTAACAGTTATTTTGAAATTCAAAGAGTAAAAAGCCACAGTATAAGCAGTTATACTACCACTGTAACGACGACTTCTATAAAAACAAGAAAATACATCGTTTTCATCTTTTTTAAAACCAAAACTTCCAATAATAGTATTTGAATGTTGCGAAGTAACGGCTGTGTTCCATAAAACAGTTCTAATATCTGTATTACTTGTATAACCGCCCAAAGCGACAAGTCCTGTTATAATTTGCTCTATACTTAAATTCGTTTTCCACGTATAATAATCAGCCGTAATAGTAGAATGATTATAATCGCCATTTATAATTGTTACTAAAGCAGGCTCATTTAAAGTATTTGTTTGGCTGACCTCGTAATCTACACCCTCAAACATTTTATTTCCGTCAGCATAAACTGCATAAAAACCGCCTACACCTGTATTAGCGGTTTGATATATAGGGTTATTGTCGTCATCAGTACCGCTAGATGTTAAAATTTCGCCATAGTATTTATCGCTAAATTCTTTGGCTTCAATATCGCTTAATAATTCAAGCGGTGAAATTAGTTTTAAATCTACTTGGTATTGTTCAGGTTTGTGTGTAGGCAAATCTTTAATTACACCTACAAATAAAGGTGTTCTATTTGTTGTATCAAGTCCATAATATAAAACTACTTGAGAGCCATATAATTGATACCCATTTGGAAAAAAACTTTTCGGCGTGCCTTCTATAAATTTATTAAACGGATCGGATAAAGTTAAAGTAACATTATTTGCTTTATACTGCGCCACTTCGTTAACATCTAAAGTCATTGATAGCGTGTTTGGCTTTACTATCATAGAACTAATATCTATGGGGTTAGCCATATCCAAAGCAAAATGACCGCCTAAATCAGAGCCACTATCACTTTCTTCAAAGCCGCTTGCGCTTTCCTCTGCATACCATTTATTACGATAAAGCACAGCAAAGGGCTTTATATCTTCTAAATTGCCGCTTTGCATTACTTTCGCTAAAGGTACGGGTAAAGTTATCATAATTCGTTTAACTCCAATTCTAAAGTAAATAATTCGGTTTTACGGTCTACCTCGTAACTAATCTCTCTATTAACACCGCACTCGTAAATTTCCTCTGCCTCTAAATCTTTATAAGGAATAACAGTTATTTCCCCAACATCACGCGCTTGATTAGCCAAAATATCAAACTGTGCTTGCGGTAAGTTTTCCATTTTTAACTTACAAGACCATTTTTTATAATCGGCATAATGTACTAAAGCACCCGAAACAAGCCTGTAACTGCCATAATTGGCCTCGTTCTTAAAACTTCCGTCAGTTAGGGCAAATAGGTTGCACAAATAGTTAAAAACGCCCATATAACCGATATTTATATATTCGGGGTTATATGTATCATCTGCCACAGTAAAACGCAAAGATGAGGTTGTTATTGGGTTGTTTAACTGTATAATTAAACTGCTCTTATCGTTGCCCGATATAGTAAAGGCACTTGAGTAATTACCTAAACCGTCCGCTTTTTCTACGGTCATATTTACGATATTAGTATCGTTTATAATTAAAGTATCAAACGTCCTATTTACAATATTGCCATAACGGTCAGTAAAAAATATCGTTGCGCTAAAAGGCACTTGCTCATTTGTTAAAGTGCGTAAATCTAAAATATCGCCATTGCTATCTTGCGCTTGGCCTAAAAAGTTTTGTGTTAAAAATATATAAGGTTTCATACACTTAACCCCTGTTGTTGTTGCCCGACTTGATAATTAAGATTTGCAAATTCTAATGCGTCTACAGTACCACTTCTTAAAGCCTCGGTTATGTCGGGTATAATACCACTTCCGGCGGTAATGTTTATATATTGGTTTATAATGACGTCTTTACCTGTACCGCCTGCCTCGCCTATTGCGTTGCCAATTCTCTGCATAGCACGTGTATTGTCTAAAGGTAAAACTGCCTCATCAGAGCCACCCTCGCCAATAACTGTATTAACACCACCTGTTACCGCTTTAACAAGGCCGCCTTCCGCAAGTTTAACTGCTTGTATTTGTTCCACTAACATAGCACCTTGCGCCAATACTGTTGCCATTGCCGCCAAGTTTGCCGGAAAGGGTAATTCTAGGGCTTTTGCCGCGCCTGTAAACATTGACATTGTTGCTTGCGCTACACTTGCCACTTTACCTATTGCGGCAACTTTTCTGTTGCTACTATTTGCTAAATTGGTAAGTGCGCCCCACATAGACGCATAAACTTGTTGCCTTGCTTTGGCTTGGTTGCGGTCGTTTGCTAAAACTTGTTGGTCATATTGTGCTTGTAAATTTAATAATGCCTCTTTCTTTAATTGGTCATCGGTAATTTCTTCATTTATGTAATCTTTCTTTTGTTGCATTAGTTCATCTAAAGCAACTTTTTCGGCGTTATATCTTTCTATGGTATCAGCCGCGCTTGCCAATTCATTTTCGCCACCTGCGGCAATTTCTAATTGACTTGGTGCAGGCTCGGCATTTTGTCCGGCTTTACTCCAACCTTTTAAATCTTTTGAGGTTGATAAACCCAAGTTATCTAATACTTTTTGTTGACGTTTTAAATTATCTTCTTCTGCTTTTCCGACTTCTTTTGTAGCCGCCGCAACTTTCCTTTTACTATTTACTAATTGCTCATTTGCTTTTAACTGTTTATTTTCTTCTTCAGTTATTTTTTGTTCTTCTTTAAAAATAGCACTTAAAGGCGTTGCAATAGATGACATCGCTTTTGCTTGATTTAATGCGTTTTCTTTCGTTTTTTCCAAACTGTCTTTAGCGTCATTAAAAGCATTTTTTATTTTATCGCCTATTTTGGGTAAATAACTTGCAACTTTTACGGTAGGCTCAACAGCATTTAAAGCGGCCTCGCCTAACTTGGCAAAACCTGCTTTGGCATATTGTATGCCGACCGATATACTATCAAAATACCACGCAACAACAACGCCCGCTTTCTTAAAGGCTGTATTTAAAAAGCCAACTGCGGCTGTTAGACCGTCTAAAATCGGTGCTAGACCGTCATTAAGTCCTGCGCCCACTTGTTCCTTAAAATCACCCCACGACTGCTTTAAAGCGTTTGTTTTTGTAATTGTATCACCCATTGCGGCTTGCGCGGTAGCACCAAAACGCTCATTTATTTGACCTAAAATTGCGTCAAATTTTTCGCCTTCTTTTACATTGTCGCCAAGTGTAATACCGTAGCGTGATAATGCGGAAGTTTGCCCCGCGGCCGCCTTTGCCACCAAATCCATAGCAGTAGCAAAATCCATACTCTTGCCTATTGAAAGAGCATAGGCGGCTTGTATTGCCTCTTGGGCTTTAGTGCCTACAACACCGAAATTGGCAAGTAATCTTTGAGCATTTAAAAAAGCCTCGTCCGCTATGCCCGTCAAGTTTTGCATTTTAGTAGCAAATTCTTGCGCTTGTTGCATAGCACCTTTAGCGGTATATCCGACAGCCTGATAAGCGGCAGATAAGGTATTTACTGCGCGTGCATTTTCATTGGCTAATTGCACACTTTCAGTAAAAAAACTAAAGACCGCTTTTAAAGCAACTAAAGACGCAACAGCAGAGCCTATCTTTTTGCCCATAGCGGAAAAAGCGTCGCCACTTTGAGTTGCGCCTTGTTTGGCGGCCTCGGTTGTTTTCTTTGTTTGTTGCTCAACCTTTTTTAAGCCTTTTTCTGCGTCAACGTTGCCTTTATCGTCATATTGGCTTTTAATTTTAATTATAACTTCTCTTTCATCTGCCATTTTTCTTTATTACCTTTTTAAAGTTTACGCCTAAATCTTTTAAATCTCGTATAGGCATTTTATTTAAATCAGTTTGCTTTCGGCCTATATTCTTTGTTGCCTCGTTTTCTGCCTTTCGGGCTTTTACTAACTCAATTAAATAAGCGTTTATTTGCGTTAAAGATAAGTCTTTAACATTTACGCCAAAATTCTCATTTATTGCTTTGGCGATGTAGCCAAACCCTGCATTGCTTTTGGCATTGACTGCACCGCCGTCGTAAAATTTGAGAGTATACGCTCCAAGTCATTTACACAATAAATAGCAAGTATTAAATCGCTAAATTCAGCAAGGGTAATATCTTCAATATTTACGTCCTTAATTTCACAAAAATCTATTATTACGGGTAATTTACTTAAAAGATATTTATTAAATTCAGCAATATTTGTGCTTGCTAGTTTTAAAATTCCTGCGCCTAAACTTAAAGCGTCTATAAACTGTAATGCTTTAGCCAATTTAAAGGCTTTAATCACTACCGACTTACCGCCGATAGTGATTTTAGCCTCTTTCCTAATTAAAGCGTCAGTTATATCAAGTTCTTTTTTTGATTTTTTAAAAAGGAACATTATAAACCTCTTAACTTGCGCTTTCTTCGTAAGTATCTGTAATCGTAAAGATATTGATATTATTGCCTGTGGTTGCGTCAGGACAATTTACCAAAGTACCTTCAAGGTTTACAGTTTGTGCGTCAGTCCTTGAAAAAGAAAGTTCGCCTGTACCACCTAATCTTAATTTAGGGATATAGATTTCTCTTTCAGCCTTAACACCTGCGTCGCTAACAGGACCTTCAGTTTCTATCCAAACTTGATAGTATCTTTCTTTTACAATGGTGGCTTGACCTTGTGCGTCAAACTCAACACCTAAAGCAAGAGCAAGATTACTTAAGTTCATTGCGGCTAATGGTGCGGCGAAAGTATAATTTGCGGCGGTTAAGATAGAGCGTACAGGTGTAAAACTTTGGTCTACCATTACGTCCACAAACTCTTGGGCGGCTGTGAGTGTGATGTTTCCAATGGAAAAACCGACATCAACAGCGTCCGTTTTTTCTGCACCGAAAGGCGCAATTAGCAGTTTTTTAACTGCGCTTACAACTATGTCTTGGCATTTCTTTTCAGCCATTTTTTAACTCCTTTTTTGCGCTAGTTGGCGCATTTTGTAAATAGAAAGTCAAAACTTATGACTTTCTCTTTCGCTTGTTCATTTTCAAGCGGAAAATGTGAGGAAACACTAGCGTTTACTGCGTGTGCCTCTCTTATAATAATGCCGGAAGTCTTATCGGCAATAAAATATTGGTCAAACCTTTGTAAAATCTCATAAAATCTATTTCTTACTTGTTGTGCTGATTTTTCAGTCTTGGCATATATTTCAAAGGTTATATTTTGGGTATATAGCCACGGCTCATCAACAGGACTTGTTGGACTATCAGCGTAAAATACAACGCAAGGCAAAGTTTTAACTTGCGCGACATCGGGGTAAATACGTCCGTCAAGTAAACTTTTTAATGTGGTATCCGCTTTTAAGTTTTTTAAGACAATATTTTCTATCATATACTTTGTAATGGCTTATAGTATTTATCAAAATACTCAAGCACTTTATCACTTGTAAAAACTTTATTTGCCGCCCATAAAAATGGCCTTATACCGTCGCCTTTTTCGCCTTCCAAATATTTGGCATAGTCAGGCGGGTTTAATATACTTCCAATTTTTGTCTCAACAGCATTTTTATGTAAGACATTTTTAAAAAATATACTTTTACGTAAAAGACCAGAGTGTAATAAAGGCATTTCGCCTTTTTTACTGTTGCGATATTCTTCACTTCCATAAGAGCCGCCGGAAACACTTAAACCGCGGCTTATTTTCTCAACAGCCATACTAGCCACTTTATTTTGTGCTTTCATCATAGCCTCGGCTTGATTTTGCGGATCACCTTTTATCAGTTTTCGCACTTCATCTATACCGTCAACTTCTAAAACTATGCTAATCATCTAAATTTACCCTTTCTAAATCAAGGCGCATATATCTTTTGCGACCGCCCATATCAATTATCTCGCGTACACGGTAATTATTACCACGCACCGAAATAACTGTTTCTTGCTTTTTAATTGTAAAGGTGGGGGGCATTAAATATAAACGGTCAGTATTATCAGACCTTATTAAACGTGCTGTTCTATCTAACCCACCGCCACTATGTTGCAAAGCGCAAGGTACATTTTGGGCTACTAAAGTATTTGCAAATGTCTGCTCGCCTGTGTCAGTATCAACAGTTAAAGTACGAGTGTAAACATCGCAAATATCGTTTAATAACCCTTGAAAACTCATAAAACAACTCCGTCAAGCATAGAGGCTATTTCTACGGGTAAACCGCGCACAATAGTGCCGCGTGTATATGAGTAATCGCCTAAATGCTCGCTATGAAAACCCGCTTTTAATTCGCTTGCAAACATATATTTAAGTAACTCTAAAGCGGCGTTTTGTAATATTGCGGGTAAATCAGTCCAACTGTCATAATAACCTGCGTTATAACTTAATTTAACCGCGGCAACTGCCTTTGGTAAAACTCGGACAGGAAAGCAAAACCAAAATTGCGGCAACATTTCAATAGTAAATTTGCCTACACTTAAAGTACGTGTATCGGCTTTATAAGTGCCTTCACGGGTAATTACTTCTAAAGATGTAACACTATTGATAGGCGCAAATTTGGGTTTTATTATCCGGCTAAAGTCATAAGTAACTGTAATAAGTTCGTCAGCAATATCGCGTTTTACAAGTAAAATGCCCATATAAGCCTCAAGCATTTGTATTACTGCCTCGCCCTGTCTTGCTATTTCATCGCTTGCTGTTGCGCCTGTAATCGCGGTTATTGTTGCCGCCGGAATAATATTACTCATTTAATAACTCCTATTTTTTTGCTCTTCTTGTTCTTTTTACTTTCTTTACTTCTTTAACTTCTTCTACGGGTGCGGTTTTAGTTTCAATAACAGTTTGCTCTTTTGTTTCTTTTACTATGGGTTTAATTACTGTTAAATCGCAAAGTTTGTCTGCGTATTTTTCTGCGTCTGCACCGTTAAAAGCAACTATTTCGCCTGCTTTATAATTGCCAAAGTTTTTAACTACTCTGTATTTTTTAAGGTCAAAATTAAACATATTTACACTCCTTTTATGGTCGGGGTTGGGGCGCATTTCACGCCCCACCGACCTCGTGCTAACCCTAGGGGGTAGCATTTTAAACTTTCGGGTTATTTAATTAACTTGTTTTTTAATAATTTTTCGGTAACTTCATCATCAATATAAAACTCAACAAACTCGCCTTGTTTATAGTTGCCGAATGATTTTAATATTTGGTATTTTTTTAATAATCTTGCTTTCATTTTTTACCTCTTTATTGTAGGGGGCAAGTATTAACCTGCCCCCTTGTTTTGAGCGAAAAATTAACTTGCGCTTTCTTCGCCGAGTGAGGCTTTAGCCCAAACTGATCCCAAAATTGTGAGTTCAGTTCTTGCTTCAAATATCCAGCCTTCTTTGTTTTGTTGGAACAAGTGATGTACAACTGCGTCATCGCCTGTACCTTCAACCATAGTGGCGGTATCAGAGTATCTAACAGCAAAACCGCTTGGGGTTTTAGGAGATAAGATAGCACCGATATTGATATTACCAAAGCAAGCGCGGCCGTCTGCACCGATAACTGCGCTGTCAAGGTTGACAACTTCATTGCCGTCAATTCTCATTACGCCGTCTTGGTAAGTAAGCCATTTAGGTGCGCTCATAGTAGTGAGTGAGGCTAACTGTGCATAAATATCATTGGCGACATAGAATTTACCTTGCGGCCTTACAAATTGCGGAACTGCATATTTTAAGTTAAGCAATTGGCTAACATTTGCAACGGTCGGGGTATGTACGCCTGAGGCGGTAAAAATACCGGGGCGGGTTGCGCCTTGACCAGAGAATAGCCAAGTGTTTAATGCGTCAACAAAAGAAGGTGCAACTAAAGAAGGCAATAAAGCAACTAAATCAATGCCTGCGTCTTCAAGCAATTCTCCTGTAACAACAACTGCGCTTGTAAGTTTGGATAATTTTTGTGTAATTTGTCCAAAAGCGGGGTTGCTGATAACTTTATCTTCGCCTTCGCCTGTAATAGCGACGCTCGGACGTGTTGCGAGGTTAGGAATAACACGAGTGCTACCTGCTGCGCCCCAAGGAATTCTGCGAGCCTCTGTTACATAGGAAGGATATTTTTCTAACAAGTCAATAAGTTCCGGCAAGAAATCTTCCGGCACTAAATAAGAGCCTGTTACTTCGCCTGCTTGTAAAGCGGCTTTAACATTACCGTATTTAGCGGCTTTGACATCATTTAAAAAGTTTTTAAATGACATACTTTTTTCCGCTTTTTCGGCTTTCTTTTCTGCGGCACTTTTTTCGGCTTTTGCAGGTGCAAAGTTTACAGGATGTGCATTCTTTGCGGCAACTGCCTCGTCAAGTGCTTTTTGTGCTAATGCCTTTGCGTCTTCAGCGGCTTTAGCGGCTTGTTCTTGTGCGGTTTTAGAGTTTTCTAAACCTTCAAGTAAGGTATCCATTTTGGCGGATACTTCAGTAAGCCCGTTATCAGCGGGCTGATTTTGGATGTTTTTTTCGTCCATTATCTAACTCCTTGCCCGATATTGCGGGCTTTTTTTAGTTTTTGTTTTATTTCAAACAAAGTGATTTTATCTGCCAAAGATTTAAAGTTAATCTCTTTGGCTTTTTGCGGCTTTTCGTCCTTTTTGTCTTCTACTTCTGCGGCCTTTTCAGTTACAGGTGCAAAAGTAGCGTTAGGGTCTGCCGGAACTGCTACTATTGAAATCTCGTATATTTTGGCTAATGTTAAGTGATTTGGGTTTTCCAAATCTTCATATAGCCACCTGCCACCAATAGAAAAAGTTTTTAAGTGGCCTTCTTTAATCAAAGTGCGAGCGTGTTTCATTACAGGTAAATCTGATTTAGTAAATACACCTTTAACAAATAAACCTTTTTCATCTTCTCTGCACTCAACGTAAGAGCCTGCCACGTTTTTAACTTCGCCTTCGTGGTCTAATAACATAATCGGGTTTTTTAAAAACTCAACTATGTCGTAAACATAAGAACGGTTAAATTCGGTTGGGATATCGCCATATCTATCAGCGACGTGCTTTGTATTAGCATAACCACTAATCTCAAGCGCACCGTCTGCCCGTTCTATTGCTTTGAAATCGGCAAGTTCAAATTCTTTGTTGCCTACATACTCTTTAATTTGTTTTTTATTAGTTTCCATATCTTTTTTAGTCCTCATCAATAACAACAGGGTACATATCGCACAGGCAGTTTATGTCTTGGTCTGCTGTGCCAAATTGACCGGGTGCTAATGTTCGCTGATTAGTAACAGGGTTTGTAAACATTTCATTTGCGGGTACTTCCTGTCCGTCCATTTCTAAATGTCCTGCGTGGTGGTCTGATACACCCATTGTTGTTATCCACCCTTTACCGTTTACAAAAGGCGTGCTGTTAAAAGCCTCTAATTGAGCCTCGCTAATTGTTGAGCGTGTTTCAGTTTGTACAATAGTTTTGACACGGTCTAATATGCTTATTCTTGCACCGTTATCGTTTACGGTTAAATCGCTTGGCTCATAACCTTCTTCACTAAAGAACTGTAAAATAATATTGTTTACTTGACGGTTAGTCATACCGTTTTGTGAGCCGACTTTGATTATCTTATCAATACGCTCAAAAGTTGTATGTTCTATGCTATCCGCCCATTTAAAAGCGTGTACTTCTGCCCAATACTGAACGCGGTCTTGCATAGCCTTTTTATCAGTAAACTTATAATCTTTGCTAGGTGCTAAACTTTGTAAATAATCTTGTTCAAATTTGATAGCATTACTAAATATTTGAGCCATAGCAGGTACTTTTACAACTAATAATAAATCGCGTTGCTCTTCCATAGAGCCAAAGCACTCATCATATTTGAAATCTTTGTCTAAATCGGTCAAATAGTTTTTAACTAAATCGGCCTGCATAGCAAAATGGCTCTCAATACTTGAGCGCATTATTTCGCTTTGTTCGTCAACTAATGCTAACCTTTGCGCTTTGTGGCGTTTCATTTGCGCGGGGGTAGGTCTTATAGTCCTTACCCTTTTTAAAGCCTTTGTGTCGGCTTTTGGTGCATTTAGGCCAAAGGCAGAAAGCACAGGGTTTGGCGGCTCATCGCCACCTTCTACATCTTTAAAGGGTAAACCTAAAACATCTCTAACCTCGTTTAAAGGCCACTTTTGCGATAACTTTAAAGCCGCGTCTGCAAGGCTATTCCAGTCAGGCTCAAGTGCTTTTACTTTGCTGAAGTCATACCAAATATAAGCACTTTCATCTTTTACAAACTCGGGTACAAGTTCCTCACTAAAGGCGTCAGCAAAAAGCCTCATCATAGGCATAATGCGTGTTTCATAAAATATCTTTTGTTGCTCTTTAGTGTTAAACTGTGGCGCAAATTCAAATAAGCCTACAAGGGCGGGGGGAACTCCGGCAATAGATAATATTTGTTGTTGGTGGAACTTTAAACCCTCGCCATATTCCATATCTTTGTGGGTGGTTTTAAAACTTTCATACTTGCCGCCCTTTTGCAATATAGCAGTACGGTGTGCCTTTGCGCTACCTTGATGTTGGTCGTTAAAGAACGAAAGTATTTCTTGCATTTCTTGTTCGCTAACTCTTTGACCTTCGGGGAAGGTAATAACACCACCGGGAGTTGCACCGTTTCTAAAGAAAGCCAAGTTAAATGTCTTGGCATTGTTCATAATGTCGCTATCAATTTTGGTGCGTAACATTGTGCTTTGCCCCCAAAACAAGTCTAACTCGTTGCCTTCATAAACGTGTATAATATCTTGTTTAGGTACGATAAAAGAGCCTGCTTGGGTGTTTATTTGGTAAGCATAAGGAAAGCCATAACCGTCAAAGAAAGGTGTAACACAATAGCGCGGTATAGGTATCAAGCGTGTCGGTCTGCCTTGACTATCTCTTGCGTCTTTTAATATAAAGACATTGCCAAAGAATAGCATTTGTGCAACTATAATTTGTTTAAAAATGTTTTCATTGATACTAGGCATTGGCTGATAAAGCAAATCAAGTAAAGGATTTTTGCCTTTCTTTTCGTAAGGTATAACCGAGCCATCGCTTGTTTTTAATTGTAACTCGCCATTACAAGCGGCGTTTATTATTGCTCTAACTGCCGCATAAGCAAAGCCATTGCTTTCTTCTGCTTTTAAATCTCTGCCGGATAAAGTTATCCAAGCACGCATACCTGCGCCAAATTCGCCTGCACCGTCAAAAAATTTCTTTGCTAACTCTTTTATTTTCTTAAGCATAAAATGCTTTAACTCCTGCGTTCCTATCAAAATATAATGTTGCGTACCTAATCGCCGCTATTGCGTCATCGTGTTGCTTGTCCGGCTCTAACTTATCTAAATAATCGCCTGCCAAATTCTTTTTCCACTCGTAAGTATTAAACTCGTCTTGTATATTTTTACTGTCTTTGTGAATATAAATCTTATAGTTCTTTAAAATGTTTATAGTTTGTACCACTTCAATTTTTTTAATACCTTCCACTCTTTGATAGCCTTTATCAAATATCTCGTCTATCCTGTCCGGCTCTGCGCTGTCTGCTATCATAGCGAGGTCTTTATTAACTCCTAAAGCGTCCATTAGTTTTATCAACTCGCCATTGTTTAAGTGTTGCTTATATATAATCTCTTTCAAATAAACCGCGTTGTCTTTATAACTGCACTCAATAAGGGCGGTCGGGTGGTTATAACCAAAGTCCAAGCCATATATTACTTGGTCAAAACTCTTTGGCGCGGTGCTATCATCGTATAACTCCCAACGGTCAAATACTAACCCTTCACTTACACCCCATTGCCCTAAAACTAACATCTTGTAAATTTGGGGGTTTACATCTTTCATCGCTTCCAAAGTTTTAATATAATCTTTGGCTAAAAATGGGTTGTCTTTGTAACTGCTCTCAATTAAAAAAACATCATCTTGCGGCAATAGTTTGGCTTTTATCCAACCTCTTGCATCGCCTGGGTTAAGTGATAATATAATTTGATTTCGTTTCCAACCGTTTGGCTTTTCGGCACTTAAACGAGTTTGTAATTTTGAATAATCATCATAAGTAAACTCCGTTGCCTCATCTATCCAAATCAAATTGTATTCGCTACCCATAACCTTTTGAGAGTTATCCAAGCCAAAGAACTGTATAAAACTTTTTGTAGGGTTTCCGTCGTGGAAGTCAAACTCATAGTATTTATCGGTTTTGTTATAATTTTCTGCGTCAAATAGTTGCATTTTCATTGTTGCGTCAGTCCACGTTTTAAGTACGGAAGTTTTTAAAGTATTTGCCACTTTTCGCCCTATGGCTACCCTTAGACCACAATGTTCAACGCAATAAAGGTTTATACATTGCGCTATGGCATAACTTTTCCCACTTCTTACAGTTCCCACATTTACAATTGTGGGGCTTGTGTTTTTATAATTCTTTTCAAAGACCAAAGTGCTTTTGATTTTTGTTTCTTGCACTTTTATACCGCCTAGTTTGGCTTAACTATTTCTACAACAAATTTGCGTGGCTCTTTTACCGTTACTTCTTGTTTTTCAATATAAAGACCACACAGTTTGCCTTTTAACTCTGCCGCTTTTACTGCGGCGGCTAAAGCACCTGTTTTCTTTGCCGCAAGTTTAAGTTCCTCAAGTTCTTTAAAGTGTTCTTCTTTGGTATACTCAAACTTTTCTTGTGCGGCTTGTGTGTTTCTTTCTAACTCAGCCTTTATCTCAACTTTCTTCAATAATCTTTGTCCTATTGAGTAAGCAGTTTTTTTAGAGTAACCTGCTTTAATT